TGACCGACCCGGGTCGTTCGCACAAGCGCCTCGATAGAGGGACAGACCGTTTGTTCCAGGGTGCACCGGTCGCTAGACGACACTGACACGTTCATCGGCGCCCAGAACCGACGGCAATAGACTGATAGGAACCACGCCTCCTATGGCAACTTAAAGTGCTAACATGGAGGGGACCTTCCATGAAGCAGATGTCTTTGGTTTTCGGACTTGGCCTTGCCTTCCTGCTATTCAACGCCGCGATAGTGGCGAACATCGGCGGCAAAAACATGCCGGAAATGCGCGGGGCTTGGATAGCGCAATCCCTTCGCTGATCGACGAGCCGATCGGACGAGGCATGCGAACGTGGTCGCGACCCTAGACCCCATAGACGCGCAACGTCATAGTGGCGACGACCTTGTCGGGGCCGATCCATTGCTCATGGCAACAAGCTCGGAAACTGCTGATAGGTGTAGTTCTTGGTGATGCGCGGAAAGCGCTTGTTCTGTAGGTTCGTCACCACCACCGTGCCGGTCAGCGTGGTGCCCGTCATTTGCACGCTGGTCAGCTCAAATTGCACCGGGCCGTAGGCGGGCTCGGTCAGATCGCTGCCGAGATATTCCCGGTAGAGCACGTCGATATAGGCCCGCACGCCGAGCGCAGCGCGGATCTGCGGCACCAGATCCCGCGCGACGTTGTCGATCGAGATCTTGCAGGACGGCGGCTGCCCCTCGCGCTGCTCCGGATAATCGGCCGTGAACGGGCAAGCGATGAACGTCGCCATGCTGCCGCCGTCGCGGGGCGCGCCAGCCTCGATCCCGAGCGTCATGTCGTCGCCGACATTGGCGACCACCCGCGCGGCCTGCGCGAACGACGGATGCCAGACCTCGAGCGTGTTGTAGATGCGCGCGCTCGGCGGACAGGAGGCATACGCCTCGAGGAGCGCTTCATTGTGGGTTGGCATGACTATCCTGCCCAAGCCGGGGCCAGATTCTCGGTGGAAGCTAAGGCTGACCTACCCAGCGGGACGACGTCCGCTTTAGGACCGCGAGCCGACCAGCGGGCTCATCGGCCTATTGGTCCGCCTTGGGCCCAACAGCAGACTCGTGCACCGCAGCAGTTCAGTGCTTTGCAACGAATGCAAGCACCTTGTCATTGAAGGCTTGGGGGTTCTCAAGCTGTAACGCATGAGATGCCGCCGGGATCATCACACGTTCTACGCTCGGCAAGCAGTGCTTCAGCATGTCATTGATGAGACGGAACATCTTAGGACTAAGTTCTCCGTCGATGACCAATGTTGGCGCTTTCACCTTCTGCACGTCCTCGCATGTGATGGGTGGGAAGAGGTCTTGACTGTGTAAGGTCTCGCCTTTTAGCTCTTGAACATTGTCCATGACGCGCTTCAGAACGGGAGGTGGGAGTTTCTCGTAGGAACCCTCGCCCAACACGCCGTTCAAAAATCGACGCACCCCCTCTTCGTCATACCCCTGCTTGAATGCTTCGGTCGTAGCGATTGACTCCGTAATAACGGCGCCAAGAACAGCATCTCCTTCAGGTGTATTTTTTAGCAATGGCATTATGGGCGGTTCGGCCAGCGTCAGACTTCGAATGAGCTCCGGGTGATCTCGTGCGACCAGGAACGCAATAAACGCCCCATATGAATGACCAATGAGATGAACCGGGGCTAGATTAAGTGCCTTGATGAAGGCGGCCAGGTCTGTCGCATGTATCGTGACAGAAAAATCTGATGAATCTTTGATCCATTCATTAGGATAGTGATACCGACGACTGTACGAGATTAGTCGATATCCATTCGACAAGGCCTCAAGCTGTCCATCCCACGTGCGGTAATCCTCCAGTGTGCCGTGCACCAACACAACTGGAGTTCCTTGCCCGAGTTCAATGTAATGCAGTGTAAAGCCATTGATTTGCACCTCTCTTGTTTGCGTTTCAGAAGAGGATGCGCCCTTCTGCTGCGCGAATGAAGCACTCGCGACGAAGAACATGGCTGCTACAGATACGAGGACAACGTATTTCAGGACGAGCGTTCTCGATTGCATCTGACTCTCCTGGTGTTGTGAGTCCTGTCTGCTTCGGCTTTGCTTATTGCAGGTTCAACTCCTCGGATGCGCCGCTGGTCCATTTTCTAAAAATCGCTCAGGACAAGGCAACGGGAAACGCTGGAAGTCAACGGCCGGCAGCGTCAGTGTAGGCGACGACGGAGCTGCTTGAGAATTTCCCGCAGGCCCTGCACGTACTCCTCGACGATCCGGCGCGCCTCCTCCAAACGCGACGTTTCGGGGCTTTCAGTTTGCTCTTCCAGGCGTTGTTCTAGAAGTTTCATGGACCAACGGTCAGCGAAGCCCAAACGGGACCATTGATCGAAATCAACGGAACATTGATAAATGGCCTTCTTTCCGCGGAAAACCGCATATCCACAGTGCCAAATTGAAGCATTTGCTAGCGTCTAGCCGCGCGCGAACAGAGACGCGCCGATATCGATGCGATGGCCAGTAGGCGACGTCGTAGGCCGTCATTGAGCGGCCTACTTCGGTGGACGCAATTCCTTGGAATTGAGCCAGCGATCGGCGCGGATCGCTTCGTCCCCTTGGCGAAACGGCTCTTGCGTCTTGCGGCCGAGGAATGTGTCTGCAGCCTGGGCGCTTCTCAACAAGCGCATACTTTTCGCCAAGCCGTCGCGAACCGCTCGCATCTGCTCAGCGTCTTCTCTGTTCGGTCGGAAGATATGGAGTGGTGACCACATATCCGTACTCCCCTGTTTTGCAGGCGGGAGCACAATTGGTCTCTTAGCCACCGACGCCTACGGACAGAGCCATGGCCGGTGATGCAGGGACAATAAGCGTGTTCACGAAAGGTTACTATACAAGTCCAGGGGCTGGTCGAACCGAGTGATAATACTTCCGCAATGGCGGATGGTGCGACGCACAATGTCCTTTTTGGGCCGATTGTGTTGAAAAAGTCGAAAATATTGCGTCAGTAAGATTGGCGACAAAGCGAGTAGATCGCCGACTTCGGCTAGCGTACCCTCTTAGAGCGTGTGAGAAGGCGACTGAACGCTCAGGTCGAAGCGATCCCCCGCGTCTGAAGACCTCAAGCGCATCAGCGGCTCTTGGAAAATTGGTGCCAACGCCAGAGAGGACTTTTTCAACACAATCGGTCACTAGCGGTCATGTGTCTGAGGTTTAAAGCATTTCCGTTTCACCCCCCAAAGCAGACATCGACCCGATCCAGAGTTATACGTCGTAAACCCGCAAAGTCATGTTGACCGCGACCTGCTCCCCACCGGGAATATAGTCGGAGGTCAGCGTTGTGCCGGGCTGGACGAACTTAGAGTGAAACGCCGGATCAGACCCACATCGAGCCGGCGGAGTCCGGCCTGCGTCCTCGCATCGAATTAGCGACAACTCACCCAATTCCATCCAACCTCCTCCGAACGGTCGATACGAAATACGTCTGACGGGTCAAGCCGCTCCTTTGTCGCGCACAACCAAGCGGCAGCCGAAAACTCGTCTTAGTTTGACCCGCGCTCGCACTTTTCAATAGCTCACGATTTCTTATGAACGCCGCGCTGTCAGGCACGACGAGAACACCTCAAGCCCGATGTGCTGAGGAGCACCCCATGAGCCAGAGTCTCCCTTTCCGTACCGCCGATGAAGCTGCTGTTGATGCGCTACTTCATATACTGCCGAAGTCGATTCATGAGCAATATGAATACGGTGGATACATATTTAAGATCGGTAGCGGTCAAAAAGCTAAATTCTATTATACCACCCCATTGGAGAGGACTTCCGAACCTCGCGGTGGGACGCTTGCGCCTCCCAGACTACCCCGAGAAGCAAAGCTTATTGCCACTATGCACACGCATCCCTTCAACCAGGATACGTATGACGAGGAAGGTGACCTTAGTACTCTTCACAAGCCGCCTCGCTTTTCGCAAGATCGGGATGTGCCCGGGAGACGGGCCTTTGAGTTGGCTTGGCAGCAAGTATCACCGGGACCAATCGATATGTATGTTATAGACATACATGGCGAAGTTACGGTTTTAGAAGGCAAACGTGGCGGGCAAAAAGAAAAACAGCGGATGGTTGTGTCAGGTTTTGATCTGACAGCCATCTGAGGAAAGAAACGGATCAGATACCTGCTCGGAATGGGTCGGCATCGATCACATTCCGTAAACGCGTAGCTTCATCGGCACTGCAACCTTGTTAACTGAGATGTAGGCGCTGGTCAGCATCGTGCCGGGCTTGATGAACTGGCAGGTTTTGCTGATGTAAGCGGTGCCGAGCCAGACATTCACCGCGAAACGTGCGGTGCCGTTATTGAGGGTGTTTTTCACCCAATCGGTGAACGTGTCGTACTCCGCGAAAGACATCCAGACGGTCTGCTGGATCGTCCCGACATTGTCGCCTGGCCGTGGCCGCATGCGCGTGTTGCCGCCTTCCATGGCCGTCTCCAGGGGATCCAGCATACGCTGGATCGGCTGGAAGCTATCTGGGTCGGGCATATAGGAGGCGATCGGCCAAGAAGGCAGCGCCACGATCAGGCCCCCATGAATTGCCGGACGTTGTACTTGTCGCGCAAGACTCGCCGGCCCGTGCCACCAGCGAGGGAATCGCCGACGGCGCCATCGACCGCCTTCCGGAGCGTGATGTCGACGCGGGAATTACCTTGCGCGTCGGTCGTGGTCTGCTGGCTCTCGACGCCGGCCGGCGCGTTGAAGACGTTAACCGTCACATTGCCGGCACGGCCACCGCCGCCGCTCGACGCGACGCCGAGCTTGCCGTCGGAGCCGCGCTGCAGCGGCATGATGGCTTCCTCGCCCGCCTCCCCGAACAGTGCCATTGGCGCGATCGTCGGACTGTTCACGATGTCCGGGATGCCGCCATTCGCAAACGGCACCACGTTGCCACTGTAAAACACGTTGCCATGCGCCGAGGCGACGCCGGCGGCGCCGGCGATCGGATTGAAGCCGAGCCCCGACAGGTTGAAGCCGCCGCCAATCGACGACTGCAAGGCCCTCATCAGCGGCTCGACGATCGTGATCTTGATGATCATCTGCTCGATCGCCTTGATGATGGTGTTCGACATGTCGGAGAAGGCCTGGCCTGCCGACTTGGAGCCGGACACCAGGTCGGTCAGGCCGGAGGTCAGATTGCTCTCGATCGAGGACGACAGCTCCTTCATCGCGTTGTTGACGCGGATGCCCTGCGCCTCGACGCTCCCAAGCGCGGTCGCGACGTCGGGATAGAGCCCCTTCAGCTGCTGCGCGATCTGCACGTCCTCGGACGACAGCAGCGAGGTGTCGCGGTTGAACTTGATATCGGCCGCGATCTTGGCCTTCTCCAGTGCCTGCGCGGCTGCCGCGGCCCGATCGGCGAGCTTGTCGATCTCAGCCCGCATCTCGGCCGTGTCCGCGGTGCCGTCCTTCTCGGCGGCCGCCAGCAGCTGCGCCGTCGCCTTGGCCTTCTCCTGCTCGGCCACGCTCTTGCCAACCGTATCGGCCGCGGCATTGGTCGTGGCGATGTACTTCTGCAGCGATTCCGTCGCGCGGTCGTAGGCATCCTTGGTGTCGTCGACAGTCTTCGGGTTGACTGACGTATCCTGGCGGACCCGGCTTTGAGCATTCACCGTCGCGCTCAGGCTGTCGGCGATATTGTTCCGATTGTAGAGCTGGGTGCCAAGTCGCGCGCGGGCCTCGTCGAGCGCGCTCGGCTGCTGCGCCGGCGCCAGCGCCGAGCCGGCGATCGCACCGCCCGCGCTGATCGCGGCGCCCACAGGACCTGCACCGGCGCCGACGAACTGTGCGGCCTTAGCGAGGAGGCTTTCGGCCGACCTGATGTAGTCCATCAGCGGCGCCAGGGCATCGGCAATCTTCTGGCCGAGCTTGAAGACCACATCGACGCCGGTCGCGATCGCCTCGACGATATCTACCCAGGTCTCCTTCATCTTGATGCCGAGCTGTGCCAGCGCGTCCTGGACCGGATGCCAGCGCTGCGACAGGATCTGCTCGGCCGCATCGAGCCGCGCCTGCAGCGCGACGGCATTGTCGACGGAGGCCTGCGAGACCAGGTCCTTGGCGCGGATCGCATCGGCTGAGGCGATCATCCGGTCGAGATAATCGGAATCCTTCGCCAGATTGTCCGCAACATCCGAGCCGAGGAACGAGCGGGCGATATCGAGCGCAGCCAGCCGTTGACCCTTGTCCATAGCCTGATCGATCAAACTGGCGATCGCGCGCAGCTTGTCCTCGGTGCCATCGGCATTGGCGATCTGGCTGACGCCGGTGTTGCCCTTGAAGTTGCCCGCCTGGACGAGCTCGTCGAGGCGCTGCTGCCCGCTCGTTCCGCCCAGCTGAGGCGCGGTGGCATTGTTCAGGCTCTTCAGCGAGGCGGTAATATCATCGATCGGCGATCGCGCGTTTTTTGCGGCCTGCTCGATCCGCTGAAAAAACTCGGCCGAGACGCCAGCCCTCGCAGCCTTCTCGGAAATCTCGACATATTCGGCGAGCTTCTGGTTGCCGAGATCCCAGGCCTCCGTGACCAGCTTGATCGCGTCATAGAGCAGCAGGGCCTGTCCCACGATCGGTAGAAACCGCGACACGACGGTGCCGACGAACCCGAGCAGGGTCGAGCCAGCGGTGGCAACCGTTGGCGAGAACGCCTCCATCGCAGCGCCTGCCGTCCGCATGCCCGCGGCAATGCCGACGAGACGCGGGCTGGCGCTCTCCGCGGTATTGGCCAGCGTGACCAGGCCGGTGCCGGCAGCGACCGCCGTCATCGCCGTGCCGGCAGCCGCCAGCGCGGGCGCCGCCATCTCATTGACGACCCCGCGAAAGGCCGGTGAGAACGCATAGGCGGCCTCGGCAGCCTGGCGCAGATGGTTCGCCATCTTGACCGCGCTCTCTCCGGTCAGGCTCCAGCCGTCGTCGGCCTGGCGCGCGGCCGCATCGCTGCGGGTGAGATTGTCATTTGCCGCCCGGATCGAATCCGTCAGCCGGTTGAGTGCCGCGGTCGTCGCGTCGACGCCGTCGGCTTCGCCTCTGACGCGAACCGTTCGGATGGTCTCAAGGCTGGGCATTCGGCCGGTGATCCCTGATGTAGATGCGTTCGGCGATATCGAGCGCGCGGATCAATCGCGCGAACCGCTCGAACTCCTCAGCGACGAAGTCGTAACGCAACGCAAAGGCATTGATGGCGGCCCACGGAATGGCGCCGATGTCGAGCCCAACCGGCCGGTCCGTCCGTAGCTCGGCGAAGGCCTGCCATTCGAACAGGAGATGAGGCGACGGATCGACGCGGGAGGCCACGCAGGGCAGTTGATCGAGCGGATCTCCGGCGCTCTCCGCCGCGGCGACGATGGCATCAAAACTGTCGGCCCAGGCCAGTTGCCAAACCAGGGCGTCAGTCAGTTTTTTGCGTCGTCCTCGGTCTCCGCCTTGCGGCGCTGTGCGACCACTTCGCCGGCATAGGCAGCAGCGTTCCGGAACTTGACGAAATCAGGATCGAGCAGCAACTGCTTGCCGATCTCGCGCGTGTATTTGACCGGCGTCGTCTCGTCGTCCTCGGTAAAGCCCTCGACGTCGAGCACCACGGTCTCGAGCAGTAGCTGGCCGATGATGCGATCACGATCGGCCGGATTCAGGCCATGCATGCGCTGCTCGCGTGGGATCTGGCGGATCAATTTGGTCTCGAGCTTGCGATAGTCGCTGTTGCCGGTCCCGCGGGCCTTGATGCGAATGCCTGGCATCTCGGGCAGATCGTCGACCCAGTCACCCTGCTCGATCAGCTTGGCGTCGACAGCAATGGCGGAGAGTTTCATTTGGGAACCTCATGCAATGGACATCGGCTGAAGAAGCCGAGGAGATTTTCGGTTTCAGCTTCGACATTTTCACTTTCGCATTCGCGCCACGCGATGCGACGCAGCAAACGAACCTGCGCCATCCTGACGCAACAGTTTCACATTTTTACCCTGTTTTTCAGCTGCGCTATGTTTGATTCCTGGCAGACAAAGTAATTAGTCCCCGTATTAACACGTACAACTGAAGGTTAGTTTGCCAGTCATTTCGGCGAACGCCTTCAGAGAAACTGGAAGCCAGTGGTGCGAATGGACGAATAACAGGGTCGACCAGGATGATATTTGTAGAGTGCTGCCAACGTTGCCAAACTCACCGGAATAACATCAACCGCTACGAACGATTGCTGAAGACCTATCTCACGGATATTGAGCGAAATTTCATAGAGTTGCGGCTCTGGGAAGAGCAAGTCGCATTGCGACAGATCAAGCAAACCGCATCGTTGAGTTGATCGCCAGGCCCTCGCCGGGAACGCCCGCCCCCTATGATGTCGGCAGATACCAGAAGCGGCTGACGCTCATGGTGTAGCCCAGCGTCGCGTGCATGAAGGCCTGGAAGCCGGCCTGGATGGTGACGTCTTGGTTCTTGCCGGGCACGGCGGGAGCGCCGGATGACAGCTTGATCGAAGGAAAATCGAACAGCATCGTTTCGCGATTGCCGTCGGCGCGGCCAAGCCGCATGTCGAAGGAGGTCAGCGTGTTGTTCAGGATCTGATTGTAGACCGAGGCATCGCCGAAATAAGTCTGCAGCTGCCCGGTCACCGTGAACTCGCCATTGCCGATGCCGACGGCGCCGATATTGCCGACCGCCTTCTGGGCGCGCAGATTGTTGTTGATGTTGAAGGACGCGGCCAGGATGTAGTTCGGGCCTGTGATCGTCGATCCGTTGAAGCCGACACGGCGGACGTTCGACGAGGTGTTGAGCACGCCATAGGTCGGCGCCGCCTGGTCAGTCGCCCCCGATGCGCGGGTCGGGGTGATGGACGCGGTCTTTCCGAGATACAGACGTTGTCGCGCCGGCCTCATCTCGAGGGTCCGGTCGCGTTGACCTACTCTCCGACTTGCACTTCGCTTCCTCACCCGCTTTTTCGCTGACATTGCTCAGCAGGTGACATAGGATTTGCGAACACTGCTGGGAGGTTCGCATGACTGCTGGTGTGAACGAATCTGGACAGAACGAAGAAGCGATGTCACCAGCTGTGACATCAAGTCCACTAAAGCGAATTCAGTTATTTTTCGACGGGACGGCCAATTCGGCGGCCTACGGCCGGTGGTCGGACGCCACCAATATCTTCCGCTTGAACTTAGCGTTGCACTTTGCGGGCAATCAGATCGTCTTTTACATACCTGGTGTCGGCACACGGAGCGATTGGATGTCTGCCGTCACTGCCCGCGGCATGGACGAAATCGTAAGGGAGGCGTACGTCAATCTTGCCTCCAACTTCATCGAGGACGACGAAATCCAAATCTTCGGATACTCGCGCGGTGCTGCTGCAGCACTTGCACTTGTAGATATAGTCTCTCGCGTTGGACTGCTTTGGCCTGACGACTTGGACAACTTGCATGCTGTCTGGGACTACTACCTGGGGCACCACGGTCGCAAGGCATTTACCGAAGCAGAGATGAGGGGTATCTGGGCCGCTCACATCGAGCGAAAGGTAAGACGACCAAAAATAAGGTTCTTGGGCCTATTCGATCCAGTTCCAGGGAACGATTGGGATACGCGAACTCGCTTCTCAACCGTCCGCCTCCAGCAACCGATGCCGCTAGACGACGTTGTCGATTCCGTCGTGAGCATCTTATCAATCGATGACGACCGCAGCCCTTCTTTCCGCCCTGTACTATTGGGGGAAGCGCAGCGAAGCCAACCCAAGGCGATCGAACAGATCTGGATGCCGGGTGTTCACGCAGACGTGGGCGGCAATTCCGATAGGGCATTCCTAAGCGATGTTTCACTCCTCACCATGATCGAGCGAACCAGATACTATTGCAAAGAAACCATCTGGGATGACGGATATATCGATCGATGCAAGGATCAGCTGGGGAGTAACGTGTCAGCCGCCATATCGAACGAACGGTCCGACCGGAAAAGAAAGCTGCTGTCCAAAGCAAGCCGCGAGGTGGGTTGCGACCCGAGGCCAGGCCAACTTCCTACTGTAGGTGAGAAATTACATCCAATTTTTGACTGTCTATATGGAAAGCAGATTTGGATACGGTCGAAATGGCAACAATACGCACCGAAGAACGTCCCTCCAAAAATGCAGCGCTTTTCAAGCATCAATGACAAGCTCTATCGGGATGCCTGCGACCAAGCGCTCCGCAACACCAAGCCCGCTTGAATAATTAAAGAACTTAGATCGTTTACTACTCATCAGCCGGGGCACCTCAAGAGGCCTCTCGGCGACGCCGGACACGTCCTGCGAGGAAACCGAAAAGGCACAACCCTCTTGGCTGTAGATAGTCGCATGAGTTCCGATCGAACTAAATCGCTCGACGAAGATCGCGCAACGACGCAGATAGTTGTTGCAGCCCAAACGACTGACTCTCGGCAGCCTGGAACCCTCGCTTCGCAATCGACTTCGCCGCCGCATGCGAGAAGCCGCCGACCTCACGCAGGAAGGCCTCGAAGTCCCGAATGGTGCGGATGTCCGCCGCTTTGACCGCGCCAGTGCGAGCCAGATCGTTCATCGGAAATGTGACCAGCGAGACCTCCGGCAGGTCCTTGATCGACTTGATGGTACGCCGCGGTTCGTTCGGCTTGGTGCCGCGGGTGAATTCGCCCACCCGATAGCCGATCGAGAGACCGTCGAGCGTGTTTTCCTTCATGGCGCCGTAGATGCGCTTGCCGCTCTCCGTGTCGAGATTGATCAGCCGGCCCTTACACTGCAGCCCATGGGTATCCTCGCTCATGGTGCTCCAGGCACCGATCGGCAGATCAGCCATCGGGTCAGAGCCGAAGAAGCCTCCCATGCTGCCATGGTTGAACAGCATCTTCGGCATCGTCGCGTTCGCCTGATGGCGCGCCAGCACGCCGGAGAAGGCGCCGGGGAGGATCAAGTCGCCGCCGTCGTCCTCGGTGTTGAAGACGGAGCCATAGCCTTCGAATGTCCCAGGGGCGGTTGCCTCGTCGGTGAACTTGAACTCGAAGCGCGCGCTCTTGCGAGCGGGCAGTCCGGCAGTCGACTTCTGCTCGAAAATCTGCTCGAGCCGCGCCATAGAATTCAGATTGGACATAGAATCGATCTTTCCTGACGGCCGCAAGTACGGACGTCGACCACTCTCAAATGAGTTGCGGTACGCTCCGTCCAGCTAATTTAACGGCGAAGGCTTTTCTGGGTCTGCTCCTGGTGTACCTGCCTTTGGCGGGACCGCTGGCAAACCCAAAGCGCTCCTGTACTTGCGGATGGCAAGCTCCTTTTCGGCTCGCGCTTCTGATACCGCTACGCTTGTCTCGAGTTGTTCTTGCCGGTCACGCGACACAGTGCCCAGCAGCGTTCCCAACAAGAGATTGATCGAAAAAAGCAAAACGATCATGCCAGCAAGCAATGCTCGTAGTTTCCCTTTCCCCATCAAATAAACGACAGTCAAACCCACGAACGTGAGAATGGCCGGAACAACAGCGGCAACTGCAGGCACTCGGCTCGAACCAGTGAGGAAACCAGCTGCCATGCCCGTAAAACCGAGAGGAAAGCCTCCCCATAGTCCACTGAGCACGTGCCCCGCACCCCGAACTCTGTTCAACTTAGACAGAAGCCGGAAAGCGAGATAACTAACCAAGAAGACTGCTGTAGAAAAGAGGAGAAGAAACCCAGCAAAAATGAGAACACTTACGATATCTTGCCAACTAATCATTTGACGTCGCTCATCTCAAGCATTGCAACGTCCCCGCTAATAGCAATCTTCGGGAGCAACTGTTACATAGCCTTTCATAAGGCCATGTTTCCCGCAGCCATCACCACCTCCTCCGCCCCCGCCGATACATTGACTGACGAGTTGTGATTGCTCTTCTTCGGACAACTTCTGGCCGGCCCGCGCCTTACTCCGGAGTTGATCGCAGAGGCCAGGGTTTGGGGGGCCAGACGAAGCGGTGGTCGCCGAGTGCGTTGACGCGGCAGGACTTGGCTCGGACGATGCTTGTTGCGCCTGCACAGAACCGGAGGCGAGACCAATGGCAAAGATTATAAAAATCGAGCGAGCCACTGTTTGCTCCCACAATGTTTGCCAAACATTAGCCGGCTCACTCCAACTCTGCAACCATAGAGGGTGAGATCGTAGCCGAACGACAGCATCCACCGCCACATGGGGGCAAGGATCCGACAGGTACCGGCGCGCGCTGCATTTTTTTGCGGCGATCATCGCGCTGGCTCCTTGTTCCTGGTTTGGCATGATCGGAACGCCGTCCGGCCCAATCGGGCCGACATTCACCGGCGCGTAGATGTGGTTGCCGCCGGGATATTCATCCATGTCGTCCCAATCGCGGACGTCGTTGATGGAGGCCCAGCCGGGATTGCCGGCGCCGCCAAGCGCGACCTTGTTGTATTCGGCGCGGTCCTTGGCCGTGGCGCGCAGGAACTCGCCATCGATGAACTTGGTGTAGTAGCCTTGGGCCCGCTCAGCGCGGGTCAGGCACTGGCGGTCGAAAGCGGCCTCGAAGCGGCGATGCCAGGGCCTGATGGTATGCACCAGGTGCATCGCGATCAGCGTCTCGGCCGCGGCCCGGGCCGCCATCTCGGCCGGATAGCCAATGACGATCGGCAGCACGCCCATGCCGTGACAGATGCGTTCGGCCTCGAGGTTGCGCAGTTGGATATGCTGCATGTCCACGCCCTTCATATCGAAGGGTGTGAACTTGGCATCATTGTCCAGGATCATCACGCGGCTGACATTGTCGAGGCCACCGTAGTGCTTCTTGACCCAGGCTGCGAGACGGATGAGTTCCTTCTCGTCCAGGCCCTTATTGACGGAGATGATGCCACTCGGACGCGCACCATGAGCATGCAGCATCGCGTGGGTCTGCTCGGTCGCGAGCGCGAGGCCGAGCGGCTCCTGCAACAGCTTCACCGCGTCGAGGCCGGTCAGCCCGTCCCATGAAAGCCCGCGGATGTGCAGGATCTCGTTCGGCGTCAACGTCGACTGCGAACCATCGGGGGCCGTGACCAGATAATATGGCGTGCGCTCCGGCGTCCATTTCGGCTGCACGTGGGTGGGGATGATCGGGATCAGCTCGACGAGCTTGCCCCGCACGATGTTCTTGAAGGCGTACGCATTGTTGGTGACCGCGCAGTGGACCGCAAGCGTCTCCTTGAACTGCAGCGGATCCTGCCACTCGTTCGGCTCATCACCGAGCAACTCGTAGAGCGGGTGTTCGTAGGCCTCCTGGCGCTGGGCGCCGCGTGGCTTCTGGTACACCTTTGTGGGGACGGTCGAGACCGCCTCGGCGATGCGCCGCACGCAGGCGAGAAAAGTCGTGGTCTGAAGTGCGGTCTTCCAGTTGACCGCGGGGCCGGAGCGTGACTGATGGCCGCCGAACAGGCCGGACCAGAGATCGTTGATCTCGCCCCAGGTCAGACCGTTGGCGGTCTTGACCTCGCGGGCCAGCGAACCGAACAGGCTCATTCGCGCGCCTCAAGGCGACGTCCGAACAGGATCGACAGCGCCATCAGCAGCGCGCCGCCGACCAGAAAGCCAGCCGGCACATAGATCAGCCAGGCACCATAGGCGATGCTGCCTGCGCCAACGAAGCCCGCAGCGTCCACTACGAGATGCGGAACGGCCCGCGCGCTCGCGCGTAGCGCCCTACCCAGGCCGGCCGACGCCATGAACCATCTGCCTGCCACCCTCATCTCCCATGGTCATCGCTTCGGCCGCAGCATCGATCTTTGCCATCAGCGCATCGAGGTCGTCGGTGTTCCACCCGGAATTGCTGACCGGCTGCGGGTTGAGCGACATCAGATGCGCCGCGTTGAACAGCGCCATCGCAGGATCGACTTTGCCATAGCCCGCTTCGTCGCGCGCCACGTGCATCGCGGTCGGTGTCTGCACGACCTTCAAATTCGAGATGCACCAGTCGAGCAGCGTATTCCTGCCGTGCCGGAAGGTGCGGTCGGCCAGCTTGCGTTCGAGCGTCTTGATCGCGCCCATCAGCGCGATACCCTGGCGTACAGCGTCGAGGGTATCGTTGTCCTGCGTGATTTCGATATCGGCGAGCGCATCGACGATTGCGCCGATACCGGCGGCATCGACGCCGACCTGCGCCAATAGCCCCAGGTCGCGGATGCGCTTGACCAGGTGGACCACGAACTTGATATCGGGCGGTAGCGGGTTCGGCTCGTCCGACGGCTGTAGAGGGTTTTCGAGAAGCTCGATCAGTTCGGACTCCGAATCCTCCCACACCTCTTCGTCGGCGTTGAACCGGAACACCAGGAGCTCGCCGGCTCGCTTGAAGCCGAGATAGTCGATTGCGTTTGCCTTGCGCCTGACCACACCGATGGTCGATATCAGGCCGCAGGCCCAGCCGAGCCAGCGGCCTGTCTCACGCTCGCATCCGATCACGCCGATGCCGAGCAGATCGTCGAGGCCCCCGCCATCCAGGCCGATCGTCACGACTTCGGAACGCTCCAACAGCGCGTCGAGCGTCAGGCTGATCTCGAGGCCGCGGTCCCAGATCTCGGCGCCAGCCCAGCCGTCGACGCGCACGCCGTTGCCGATCTGGACGTTAAGATGCTTTGCCTCGATGTCGAGCACCGAGGACTTTCCGGACCGTTGCGCCTCCTCGAGCTTGTGGCGGATGAACTCGATGTCGACCGATTTGGTCAGGTTCGGGTTCGGGATGTGCCAGTTGGCCGGATCGCGGTACGCTCCGCTGTCGAGCATACGCCTGGGGAATTCATGGAGCAGTGGCAGACTGGTCGGGTCGGCCAACTTTCCGTCCCGGATGTCCCTGAACCGGGTGAGCTTCTGCTCGAATACACCTGCGGGCTTCTTGTTGGATTGGGTTGACAGGTAGATCACGAAGCCTTCCGGCCTCGATGCCAACCCGCCCTCGATTTCGTTGAGCATCGACTCGGCCGCGGCGCGATAGCCGAGCAGCCAGAGCTCGTCGACCAGGAGCCCGATCGTTTTCTTGCCGGTGACGGTCTCGCTGTCCGCCGCAACCACCTTCAGGAACGCGCCGGTGTTCCGATGCTCGATCACGCGGCCGGCGCTCGGCTTGAGTATGGCCCTCAGACCGGGGTCCGCATTCACCATGTCCTTTGCGGGGATGTAGGAGTTGTCTGCGACCTCCTTAGTTGGCGCAAGGATGTAAAACTCGCCCGACTCCCGCCAATTGCGGATCAACGCAGTCACCATGATCCCGGCGGCGCGGGTGGACTTGGCGTTCTTCTTCGCGACGAACTCGAAGTAGTAGCGGATCAGGCGGCGGCCGGAGATCGGATCGTATGATCCGAACAGCGCCCGTGGCAGATCGAACACCCACGGAAGACAGGCCTGCGCCATAGTCGGCTTGCCGGCGACATCGACCAGCACCAGGTCCCGATAGATGTCGAGCGCGGCCTTGGCTTCCTCCGGGAACATCGGCTGGAAGGGCAGCAGTGACTGACCCTCGACGATCCGGCGCTCCCAATCCGGACAGGCCGTTGTCCACTGCGGCAGCGTCAGTGTAGCGAGTCAGAGGCAGTCCGCGGCGGTGGCGGGGTCGCGAAGCGACCGGTCGCGGCCGCCTCCGCGGCGCGCGCGGCCTCCTCCTTCTTGCCAAGCGGCCGATCACGCTGCTCGTCGGGCATGCGAGCCTTGCCGACCGTGCCGAGGCCGCGATCGAGCAAGGCTTTCGACGCGCCGGCACGCGCAGTCTCGCTCTGTCCGTCCTGGGCGATCTTGCGGAGCACGGCGACGGCAACGGCCGCATACTTCCGCGCCTGCGTTCGCACATCACCCGTCTTGGTCAGCGTCGCCTGGCTGTCGGGCGCCATCATGAACGGCAGCATCGCAGCGTCGCCGCCGATCTCCACGGCAGGCTTGCCATAGCCGCGATCGAGAATCTCCTTCGCTGCCGTGATCTTCGCCGCTTCGCTGTCACCATAGATCATCAGGCGCGCCAACGTTTCGATCGCCAGGTCCGTATGACGCTGCGCGATGCCGTCGATCTCGTCCGGCGCGGGCTCTGCGAGGAGCGCTCGCAGCTCGAGCTCGGACAGGGAGGTTGGCGCCGACAGTTCCTTCTTCTTCCGACCCGCGCCGGGCCGCGCATCGCCGCGTCGAGAACCGTCACGCGCTGTCTTGGTCGCGGTTTGGGACACGTTTGATTTCCATTGAATTCGGCCGGAGCAATCAAACCTCCGCCGCCACAAGATTTTTTTCGCGTATGAGGGAACACGCGGTTGGGGAAGGCAGTGGCGCTGGGAATTTATCGCCCCCTACCCCTGCTTGTGCTGACGGCGCGCGCGCTCGGCTGCCGTTTTCTTGCCGTGCGACGAGCCGCAGCGGCCCTTGATGTTAGACTTCACCAGCGCGAGATCGGGCCGATCGTTCCGCTCGATCACATGGTCGAAGAAGATCCGCGTCTCACGCGTGTGGCGCGCCCTGCATTCTGGGTCTTCGCAGGCATGACCTTGCCTGGCAAAGAGCAGAGGCCAACGCTCGCACTTCAACTCCTCACACAGCATCCGCCATTCGGGCGACAGGTAGAAACTCTCGGCCACTTTTGCTGCCGGCTGCACCTTCCGCCGTGATGATGGCGCGAGCTTGCGGCCGATGCTGCGCAGCGCCATGCGGTACCTGCCGAAGAAAGCCGCCCGCGCTCGGTTCGTCGAAGCGACCGGAACGCGGGCGGCCCAAGTCTAGGGAGGAAACGCCCAAGGAGGGCAACGGCTAACGCGAACGGTCAACCGCACAACCTATGAAAACGAAAACGCCGCCAGCTGGGCTGACGGCGCGGGCGTTGTTTCCATAGCGTCGCACATGAGCACGGAAGGCTCATGTGAAGCGGGTGTCTCAGGTTTTCCCGCCGTCGAGCGCCTTGGGCTGGGATCCCGCATCCCGTGCGGGGCGATGCTTGCGTTGCTCGATCTGATGCGGAAGAACCCAGATGATCATCTTCCGCCCCATCAGTTCGACCTCAACACCGATTCGCCCATCCTGTGCAAGCTTCTCGACGGTACCCGCCGGCCATATACGCACGACATCGTCGATGAACCTGACCTTCTCGCCACGCTTGAAGTCATGATCAACCTTGTTCGGCCGAGGCGCATTAAGCCCGATCGTGATCCGCCTGATGATCTCAAGGTCAGCCTCGCCAATGAATAGCGGCTTGCCTGAGTCCTTCCGCGCGATGTCGATCGCACCGACTACCCGTCTCAACAGATCTTCGAAATCTACGTCAATCGCCGGCGACGCAAACACATATCCGGGCAGCACGCCGACCCGGCGCATCCGGCGTACAAGCCGCTTAGTGCCGCGTTCCCGTTTGGCTTCGAGCACTTCGTAGCTCGGCCATTCCGAGCGCACGCCGTTCCGGCGCAAGCTATCGACCGTCTCGCGTTCACGCCCAACCCGCGCGATCACGAAAATAGCTCTCAGGCCTGACCGGCGCCGGCGCTTTGGTCTCGACGCCTGTAATCCCCTCCAGCGCAATCCGCACCTGCTGCAGGTTTCCGCCAACATCGCTCATCACCATCTCCAACATCTCGAATCCCCTCGATTTGCTGGAAGTCCAAAACATCGGCCGCCTTGCCTAAGGGCCGCCGCCTTGACCGGCTGAAAAATTCCAAACTGGAATTTTTCAGCGCCGGGAGGATCGTTGGGAGCTTTCGGGAGGAAAGCCAAAAACGACCGATCTAACTAACTCGTTGGGTATCAAACACTTTGGATTCCTAATGGGAGGATTGGGAGGTTTGGGAGCTTATTTGTTATGAGACTATATGCGCTCGCGCGCGCATCACAAGCCGGCTGCCCTGCCCCGTCCATTCCACAATCAGCGCGCCTTTCACTGCACCAATTGCCGTTGACCCTTTCCCACCGCTCGTGACGGTGGTTGCGGGTTCGAATCTCCAAGACTGGTCATTGCTGGCTTCGCGAGTAAGCCTCGACCGTTGCGGCGAAGCTTTGCCAAGCAAAGACCAAGACGGAAATGATAAAATCGTAGATGGAAGCGTGGGTCGGCAGCTCCCCGCCGCCTCGTCAGCACCGCTCGGGAAGAAATTCCTCAGACTAAAGGGAAATCTTAGTCTGGGGCGATTTCGGCCGATGCAGAAATCGGTGATTTGAATAGCATAGATGGCGCGCCACGGCCGATGAAGATGGGCACTATTGCTTCGCCGTGGCGCTATGATGCTGCGGCCGCCAAGACGATCCTGCCGGATAACCGCCGATGGACTACGATCTTGCGCTACGCCTTACGGGCGGCCGTCTTCCCGATTTCGCTGGTGGTCCGGTTACCCTTCGATAGCGGCCCTTTCGACCAGCCGCGGGATCGACGTGATGGGCCAATTCTGGACGTCGGCCGTGGTGCAACCACCGTTGATGGTCGGTGGCCAGATCATCGCCATACGTTGCTTTCCATGTCGCGCTTCATATTTACGGGCAGCCCCGCATGGGCTGCCCGCCGTCGATCGCGCCGCCGACAACGCGCCTATTGCCTGCTGCGACCAGTCGTTTTATCTGCCTTCTCCTTCTCTGCGACTGATATCTCTGACGGCCCGAGCTTCACCGTCAGCTTGTTGATCTTCCCGGTGAACTTGAACGGCACCTGGTAGTCCTGATCGTCCACTGAAGTGCCGGTATCGAGGCCGACGTTGAAGGTCTCGTCCCATGGGAGGGTGATGGGGAAACTGTGCGGCATGGGATGGTTGTCCGTGATCTTGCCGTCCACCGTCAAGGTGCCGCTGCCGCCCTTGCCCAGGCCGGGGCCGTCGTACTTCCAGTCAAACGCCAGTGTGTGCTTGCCGGGTGCGAGCGCCTCCTTGCCCTGCCACTTGACACGCTCCAGTTGCAGGAGATTCCACGTGAACGCCGGCCGGCCCTTCAGCAGATAGAAGCCGTATCCGCCGAAACGACCGCCGTCGGTGACCAGCATTCCCTCGCTGCCGCCTTGAGGAATCTCGATCTCCGCCGTGATCGTGTATGACCGATTCAGCAGGCTCGGCGCTGTGCCGGTCTCCGGGAAGGGCACATTGCTCAGTTCGCCCGCATAGGTGAAGACGGTCCGGCCGGGGGAGTAGCTCGGCTTTTCCGAAATGAACCTGGCCAAGCGGGTGTCGTCGAGCGGAAAGACCTGATACTTCGCTGCTTCCATGGTGAACAGCTGCTGCATCGCGCGCAGCTTGTCCGGCATTTTGGCAGCAAGGTCGTTGGCCTGTGTCCAGTCCTCGTTGAGGTTGTAGAGCTCCCAGTGGAAGCCGTTCATGACATCCTTGGGCGGCTCTGCCAACGTGATGTCCCAGGGCGCCTGGATGGGAGGTGCGGAGGCGATCCAGCCATCGTTGTAGATCGCGCGGGTACCGAACATCTCGAAGTACTGCGTCGTCCGCTGGCCCGGCGCGTTCGCGTTGGCCTTGTCCCAGGTGTACGCCATGCTCACCCCTTCGATCGGCTTTTGGGCCACGCCGTTGACCGTCACCGGCTCCGGGAGGCCAGCCGCTTCGAGGATCGTCGGCACGATGTCGATCACATGGTGGAACTGGTTGCGGATGCCGCCGGCATCCTTGATGCGCGCGGGCCATGCCATGGCCATACCGTTGCGGGTGCCACCGAAGTGCGAGGCCACCTCCTTGGTCCACTGATACGGCGTGTCCCATGCCCATGCCCAGCCCACCGCGTAGTGCGGATAGGTCTGGTCGGTGCCCCAGGCGTCGTAGAATTTCATGTTCTCTTCCACCGTCGGGTGCACGCCATTGGCGACTGCGAACTCGCTGTACAGGCCATTGAGCGTGCCTTCAGGGCTCGCGCCGTTGTCGCCGCTGATGTAGATGACAAGCGTGTTGTCGAGCTTGCCCACGTCCGCGATCGCCTGGACCACACGACCGATCTCGTCGTCGGTATACGCCAGGTACGCCGCATAGACGTCAGCCTGGCGAATGTAGAGCTTCTTCGCCTCGGGCGAAAGCGTGTCCCACTGCGGAAGGTCTTTCGGCCAAGCGGTGAGCTGGGCGTTCTGCGGGATCACGCCGAGTTTCTTCTGGTTGGCGAAGATCGTATCGCGCAGCTTGTTCCAGCCCTCATCGAAGAGGTGCATCGCGCTGATCTTGTCGACCCATTCCTTCGTCGGGTGATGCGGCGAGTGCGTGCCGCCGGGCGCGTAATAGATCATGAACGGCCGATCCGGCTGCACTTCGTTCAGCATCTTGATCCGCCCGATCGCCTCGTCTGCCATGGCGGTGATCAGGTTCCAGCCGGGATTGCCGAGGTAGGGCTGGATCGGCGTGGTGTTGCGGAACAGGTTGTTCGGCTGCCACTGGCTGGTGTCGTCTCCGACAAAGCCGTAGTAGTAGTCGAAGCCCTTGATGGCCCCGGTCGCCCAGTTGTGGAAGGGGCCGGCCTGACTTCCCTCCCATTGCGGTACGTTGTGGTCCTTGCCGTACCACGAGGTGTCGTAGCCCTGCTGCCGGAGGATCTCGCCGATGGCGACGGCGTCGCGTGGGATAACGCTGTTGTAGCCGGGGTAGCCTGTCGCCTGATCGACGACGACGCCGGTGCCCACCGAATGATGGTTGCGGCCGGTGAGGAGCGCGGCCCGCGTCGGCGAGCACAGCGCTGTGGTGTGGAAGGCCGTGTAGCGCAGACCCGTTTGGGCGATGCGGTCCAGGGTCGGTGTCGGGATGACGCCGCCAAAGGTGCTGGGCGCGCTGAAGCCGACATCATCGGTCATGATCAACAGGATGTTCGGTGCACCCTTGGGCGGCACGGTGAGCGCTGGCCAATACGGCTTCGACTGCGCGGCGTTGGGATCGATGTCGCCCCTGAACGGCTGCGGCGGTGGGGGCAGGTATCTGCCATCAATGGTGGTTGTCGCACCGGGCGACCCCGGCACCCCGGTCGTTTGCTGGGCTCCTGCGGGAGCGCAGGCCAAGGCCGTCAAGATGGCGGCCAACATCAACGTACTCGCGTTCCTGCCCATGCCATTCTCCTACTTGCGGACTCGTATGATGGTCGGTGACTTGACGCACCGGATCTCGGACCGTCGCGTGCAGCGAACGCATCCTTTGTCGGCTTGTTCTGTCAGCTTACCCAAAGCGGGAGGCCCGACTATGCAGGTCCGGCAGAAGGGACTTTTGTCCTGAGCAGGACACTTTGTCGCGGCTATGCAGATTCGGACAAATCGCAAGCTTCCCTGTGGCTAGGAAACAATCGTTGTCTGGAATTTCCGAGTTGGGTCATTCGCGTCGAGATTGCCGCGTCCGCTCACTGGTCCGCTATCAACAATACCCGACACTACCGACCGAGAGCTGCGTGCTCGGGGCGAGCTCAGCCGGTTCGTCGGTAGCCGGTCAAGGCCGCAAGCCGGCGAGCCGGTCGCGAGAAACGCGAGCCTTGCTTGACGGGCTGACACTGAGCCTTTGCCGCCAAGCGATAATGGCTACTCGCTTAGCGCGAGCGCATCTGTGCTGGTGTCGAAGGGAGCGACCAGGATCAGTGTGGAAACAATTTGCCGCTGAGTCATCTTGGGTACCGCAAGGTGTTCTAAAGCTTTGTAACAGCGGCGCGTTGGTGAGAACGGCAGGTTGTGCCGGTATCTCGCAATGTTTGCTGCGTCATTGGAATTTGCTGGTGCCTCCGACACCAACCGACGGCACGCACCTTGCGTGCTTTATCCTGCCTTTGAGCAGCTGGCCTCTTTCGCGGCACCCCAGCGTAACGTGGCGTAGACATCGGCCGTTCTGTGGATTGGCCTGGCTTGCCACAGTGGCGCCATGGCTCCTGCTCACGAATCGCGGCTACGGCGTCCGCCGACCAGCGCGCCACTTGACGATCTCTATGACTACGCGCATGCGCCAGCGCGTCCTGGCCGGCGACGAGCGAAGCGCGTTGCGATAACATGGGCGGTGACGGACGACTGGCCGAAGGACGTGCCGGTGACCAAAACCGAGATCGATGTGTTCGAAGCCTGGTTCGGTGATCTGTTCGACGAGTTGTTTGGGAAAGGCTGAGAGGACATCACCATGGCTGCAACGGTTCGGGCGGCGCTGTACCTGCGAGTCTCGACGGGACGGCAGGCCGAGAGCGATCTCTCCATCCCGGA